ATTTTTCATAACAACAAGATAAGTCATCCTGTTATTTTTCGAGTCGTTCAACAAATCACCAACAAGATCAACGAAGCTGCCGCCAACCTCCACGGTCTTTTCATTGTAGAGCTTAAGACTGATAGGTTCGCCATCTGTGCCGCCAGCATAAAAGTCAGCAATTGTTCCGGTGTTGGCTGGCACTTGGACACCGTCAAGTAGGGTTGCCAAGAAAGATTCAAAGCTAAAGCCAGCAGATGAAGCATTGAAGTTAGCAATAATTTTTGTTAATGTTTTATAGAAAACAAGCATCGACACAGCTTGTTGAATTTTTGCGGACCTAGTTTCTGCGCCTTGTAGGTATTTCTCAGGATTATCATAGAAGTCGCTAAGTTTAGCAAGCTGCTGTGGCAGTGAGTCGAGACCACGGGCAGTCTCAGAACCAAGAATGTTTTCAAGATAGTTTTCTAACAGTTGTCTTTCTCTGCCTTTAACAGGTTGACCACCGCCATCTGGTGTGCGAACATCGGACCAGCCCAGTTCAGATACCTCTATCTCTGGAATCATAGACAACTTAAACGTTAGATCTTGTGTTTTTCGCTCAATGACTAAACCTGTATTCTGGATAAATCCCAGGACCTCACTGATAACTTCTTGAATAGGATCGGGCGCGCTCTCTTTTTTCTGTCTAACCTCAATAAACATATCTTTCAAATAATCGCTCATATAAAAAACCTCATATAATTTCGTCAGCAATGCCTAATTCGACCGCTTCTTCTGCTGATAAATAGACATTAACTTTGCGTTCCAGCATTTTTTTAAGTTTAACTCTCGTAAGCTTTGTTTCTGCAATAAGTGCATCGCAATACATATCTTGTAGCTGTTCGATAGCCTCCATCTCATTTATCATATTATGCAAAGAGCCGTGGTTGCCGCCCATAACAGAGTGAATCATCACTCGACAGTTTTTACCTATTCTACGTTGACCTTTAGTTCCAGCAGCCAACATGAGAACTCCCGCTGACATAACCTTGCCTAAACCAACAGTATAAATATCGGTGGATTTACGTATGTTTCTCATCATATCGTACATAGCAAACATATCATCTGCGTTTCCACCGTATGTTGAAATATAAAATGTGATTGGTAGACGGTCTTTTTCTTCACCTTGCAGGTTGATAGCATTGAAGAACAACATATTGTGAAGAATCTCAGCAATTTTTTCCTCATTAACATCAGCAAACAAGCCGACAACTCTCATATCTGGCTCTTGAGGCCCAGAGCCGCCGGTATCAACAAGAATAATCTTCTTGTCCGTATCTTCTGCTTCGGTATCTGGGCTAATAATTTCTTTAATTTTTCGTATCATATCGGTTAGTCATCCTTGTTTTGTTCAGGTTATCAAGATACCTCATGGCAGAGTCCCAGTCATCAAATTGAATCATGGGCATAAAGTGATCTGGTGTGTTTCTGACAATGTATTTAATTGAGGAGTCTTTGAAGTATTCAATCTCATTGTCAATAAATTTTTTATAGTTTTGAATTTCATCTTCGGTGGCTTCATTCTTTATGAGTTGATTTGAGCCAAAAGTTCTAACGTGCGAATAATTTTGCATGCATCTAGCTAAAATTAAAAGAGAAGTCATTTGTGCGCTCTGCAACAAAATAAGAGATGACTTAGCATTGCTATATGTCCAAAATGTTCTGTGAGTCACATACCCAAACATAAAGACAAGAAAATATAGTAAGAACTCCAATGTTTCTCCAAAAAAATAACCACTAGAATAAATAGCTCTAGTGGTTATTATAATAGCTTAAGATTTTATTGTCAAGTTATTTTGTAAGTCTTTTCATAATTCTTTCAGCAAGAGCATCGACCATTTGCTCACGCTTATTGTCTGCTTGAAGTCTGGCAGCTACGCGACGTGCTACCTCAGCAACTAAGTCGTCCTCGGACTCCTCAATTGTGTCCTCTTCTGCGGACTCTTCGAGTTCTTCCTCTTCCATCATGGGATCGTCATCGTCGGCAGCCATTTCAAGTTCATCACCCCCTTCCGGCTCCGCTCCAGGCTCATCACCCATATCCATATCGCCCATATCACCTGCGGGCTCATCCATTGCTGCTCTGAGTTTGTCGGCCAATGCAATGATTGCCTCCGCCTCGTCATCAGACAATGTCATCTCATCTTCGGCGCCGGCGTCCATGTCCATATCTGGCTCCATGTCAGCAGGCTCGTCCATGGCATCCATGGCGCCATCATCAGCGTCCATCTTCATGTCCATTTCCATTTCCTCTTCTTCGTTGGTGACTCCAGCATCATCATCAGGATCATCCTCCGACTGAGGGGTTTCGGGTGCATCCCGATTGTAATATTTACCGCCCATCTCTTGGATTTGCTCCTCACCAACAGTTGTAATGTTAGCAAGCTTCAAAAATTGACGGATCTCTTGTTCGTTAAGTAAAGTCTTTCGAGCCATTATAAAATCTCCTTAAGCTATAAAACTCAGTAATAAATAGTGCGTTATTGTTGATATTTCCTTAATTTTCAAAACAACTTAGTTTTTTGCCGTTTTTCATTTTAAGTAATGCCTTGGTTTCAATCTGTTTTACTCTTGCAAATGAGATGCCTGAACGCTCTGCAATTTGTCTAAGAGTCATTGGACCGTTTTCATATATAGATATTAGTGTGCAATTTAATTCATTTTTATAATCAATCCACAGTCTACAGTCTTTTACGGGGCACTCTGTGTTTAGTTCTTTGCACTTTCGTGAACATAAACTTAACCCATCTTTATGTTTCATAACTCGGGGTGCTCCTCTTCTATTATATCAAAAAGATTTGATAACTCCTTCTCGCTAAAACCAAAGTTTTCAAGGTTGCCTTGTCCTTGTTGAATTAATTTTTTTGATTTTTGTTTCTTAGTTTTCGACTGTGGTTTAATATCATCAATGTATGAACAAATCCTATCATCGTTGTTTAAGTATCCTGTGATAATTCCTCTGAAAAAATCTGACTGTCTTAAATTATCATGCTTTAGTCTGATAGTAAACTTTGCGTGGCGATGATCATTTTCTGTGAATACAATTCTTTTGTTTAGCTTGCCATATTCTATATCGCTGGACATCACCAACTCCTCGCTGTAATGTGCGTCTTGCTCTCAGACAAACCCAAGGAAGTCTGCACAACAAACTCAGCTTTTGAATGCAACTCAGCCAAAGTGCGAGCACCAGAATACGAAAATCCAGAACGAATTCCCTTTTCAAGGTCTTTTAGAATTGATCCTACAGGTCCTCGATATGGCACTCGACTGGTGACACCTTCGAAAGATGAATATTTTCCTCGCCAATCCATTTGTGCCTCTTTGGAGGCCATTCCTCTATAGCTTTTCCACTTGGTGCCGTCTTGGCTGGTTAAGATATCTCCAGGAGTCTCGTAGGTTCCTGAAAGCAGCGAACCAACCATAACTGCATCAGCGCCAGCAGCCAATGCCTTGACAATATCACCAGAGTTTTTGATTCCACCATCTGCTATAATCTTAACATCTCTGTCGGTCTTAGCGCATTCAAAAATAGTTTGTAAACCAGGCAGGCCATGGCCAGTTTGGATTCTTGTGGAACAAATAGAGCCGCCTCCAATGTTGCACCTTACCGAGTCAGCGCCCCAGTCGGCTAAATCGTTGATACCCTCAAGAGTAGCCACGTTGCCAGCCATAATATGAACTCTGTCAATTTTGGAAAGCTTCTTAAGGCTTTCTAAGGCTTCTTTCATAAGGATGTGGTGCCCGTGAGCAACATCCACACATAAAACATTAATCCCAACATCAATCAACTCTGCTGCTCTTTCAAGATAATCGCCGGAAATACCAATAGCAGCACCGTATATTGGCTTGGTTGTACTGTGCTTGTATGAATTTTTTACAAGCTGGACTTGTTCTGGGATAGAATTATATCTATGCAGGATGGCCATACCACCACTGCGATTCATGGATGCGGCCATTCGACTTTCCGAGATAGTGTCCATAGGCGAAGCGATGACAGGAAGTTCAAGGCTAACTTTATTGCTCAAGTTTGTTGAAATGTCAATATCGCCTCTAGAACGAATATTTGAATATTGTGGTTTTAGGAGCACATCATCATATGATAGCCCTTGTGATAATTTTTTAGTCATGAGTTGCTCTCTATAAATTTCCTGATGTCTTTAACAAAGTACCAAGTTTTTTCGTTAGGTGTTTCTGGGTCGTCAAGTATATTGATCTTGACCTTGCGGCTGGGCCCACCCTTAAAACTAGCTATGGTAGGCACACCATTAATAGACAGTACTTTGTCAAGGTTGTCAACATCATCAACATTAAAAGCAAAAAAATGCAAGTCATCTCG